TGCAGAAAAGTTAAAGAAAAAACTAAAAGCATCAGTAACACCACCTACTGCTCCAGCAGATATAAAACCAAGTAATATTCAAGCCAAAAGCCTAAAGCCTATAAAAAGTACAGGTGGCGGAGGCGGAGGTAAGTAATGGACTTTCACGATCTCCAACAGAAGTTATTCGATATAGAACCAACTGACCGTGCCGCAGATAAGGCAAAGATGTTGGCAGACCTTGGAGGTCAACCGCAAGAAAGTGTACAAGTTCCACAAAACATTGTACAAGAAAGTGTAGATGTACCGCAAGGGTCACTACAAATGGACAAAGACTATAGTATGTCAGACTTTGCGGCATTAGCCGGAGTTAGTCTTACAGAAGGCAAACAAAAAACAGGCAGTGCAGGACAACTAAAAGGCAAAGACGCAATTACCAAAAGTGCTACTCCAGGTGGCAACGAATCTCCACATCCTGCTAGAAACAAACTAGTTGGCGAAGCAGAAGAAGATCGCATTACTCAATTAGAGCGTAGAATTGAAGCATTAGAAGCAATGCTTAACGAACGTCCTCTTACTAAAGGTGAAGAAAATAAAAAAGAAAAGTACGTCAAAGGTATGAAAAAGAACAAAGACGACTTTAAGAAGCGTTACGGCAAAGACGCAGAAGCAGTTATGTACGCAACTGCAACTAAAAATGCAAAGTCCGAATCAGTAGTATCTATTAAAGATCAACTGTGGGCAAGATTAAATGCCAAAAAGTAAATCTTTTACTTGACAAACACCTAAATATCACGTATAATAGTATATAAACTTAACAGGAGAACCTTATGGGTACACGCACCTATGGAGCCGATGAAAAGGCTAAACTAGAGCGCCTAGTAAAAGAAGGCGTAACAGTACTACAAGAAGTAGAAGATTTGAATCTAGGTCTTAAAGAAACTGTAAAAGCAGTTGCAGAAGAAATGGATATTAAACCAAGTCTTATTAATAAAGCAATTAAGATTGCACAGAAACGTGATTGGGAGAATCATCAAGATGCCTATGACGATCTAGAAACATTGATCGTTACGCTTGGTTATGACAAATGATAGGCCGAATACGAGATTTTTGGATAGAGAGTTTTAAGAGTGATAAAATTGCTTTTGGATTTGAACTCGTTAGTTTTGTGTTCACTGTAGCGGCAAGTTTAACACTTGCACTAAACGCTAGAGACCCAAACATGTTAATTATATATCCGTTCTTTTTTATAGGATCGGTTACACAATGCTACGCCGCAGTTAGAAGAGGCGCCGCTTGGGTAATGTTATTAACTGGCTACTTTGCAGTAGTTAATGTATACGGATACGGAGTTGCCGCACTATGGTGGTAAAACCTTATCAATGGTTAGCTTGGGTGGCTACAGTATGTTTACTGTCAGCCGCTACCCTAGCCGCATTTAATGTTTACCCTTTGTACATTTGGGCATTCATTATTAGCAACAGTCTATGGATACTTATTGGTGTTCTATGGAAAGAAAAAAGCCTTATAGTAATGAACGCAGGCTTAACCGTAATTTACGTTGCAGGTTTGTTGTTCTAATAAGTAATAATAACGCCAATGGCAATTGCCTGGCAAGAAGATGGTTAAGTTGGCCATAAGCAACAAGAGGAAAACATGATAGAAAAAATTATAGTCTTTGGTGGCGGCACCAGCGGATGGCTTACAGCCGCATTTTTAACAAACAACCTTCCAGAACAAGTACAAGTAGCTCTAATAGAGGACGCATCAAAAGGTCCCATAGGCGTAGGCGAAGGTACACAACCAGCAACAGCAAGTTTCTTATATGAGTGTGGATTACAACCGCATGATTGGATGCCAGCAAGTAATGCAACATTCAAACACGGAGTTATGCTAGAAGGATGGAACGATGATCCATACTTTGTTGACAACGATGATCCTGTTAACTATCTTGCTACTCCTGACTTATTTGCAAACAAAGCATTTGCTAATAAAACTTATCAAGAATTTTTAGATTGGTATCCTGCATATCAACTAGCAAAAAATAATAAAAGTCCTAAACTTACAAAAGATATGGACTGTAATTTTAATACCGGCGATGAAGGCTTTGGTGCTGTACACTTTGATGCATACAAAATTATTGATGCAATTAAAAGTAAAATTATAAGCAGAATCACATACGTTGATACTAACATTGTTGATATTGGTACAGATGTAAACGGCATTAGTTATCTTAAAGATGAAAACGGTGTTAATTACGAAGCAGACCTTTATATGGATTGCACAGGCTTTGAGTCTTTACTATTAGAACAAAAACTTGAACAACAGTTTATAAGTTTTAAACCTTGGTTACCAAATGATCGTGCAGTAGCATTACAAACACAATACACTAACCCAGAAGAAGAATGTCACCCGTATACAAAAGCAACGGCTATGGATGCTGGCTGGCGTTGGACTATTCCTGTGTATGATAGAATTGGTAATGGTTATTGCTATAGCAGTGACTATATTACTCCTGAACAAGCAGAAGCAGAACTACGTGAAGCAGTAGGCGAATATGATGCTCCAGCAAAACATCTTGAGATGAAATGCGGAACACACCAAGCAGTTGCACATAAAAACGTATTAGCAGTAGGACTAGCAGGAGGCTTTGTAGAACCATTAGAAGCAACAGGTATTACTTTTACTACTAGTACTATACGTAACTTTGCACACTTTATTGGTATGGCAAACGGAGAATGGAATGATGATGTACGTGGTGCTATTAACCAATCGTTCTATGAAATGAATATTGAAATACTAAGTTTCATATTTGGACATTACTTCTTTAGTAATAAAAAAGGTACACCGTATTGGGATAACATACGTTCTAAGACTTTAAAGGATTTGCCAGATGACTGTATAAACGTATTCAATGCTTATTATCCATATCCTAAGCCTATTATGTTTTTAACTAGACAAAGTATGTTTTCTAGTGTACAATGGTGGAGTATGATACAAGCAGGCGGCGGATATATTGATCCGGAGAAGAACACACCAAAGGAAGATGAATACTTGAATTATTTTGTAGAAAGCAAACGTAGACAAACTGAACTAGCACTTGACTTGTTTCCAAACCATTACAAGTTTTTATCAAACTGGTATGAGGGGAAATAGATGGCATATGTAGATGCAATGTTTGACCGCGATCAGGATATTATTCGATGTGTTGAACGCAAAGATGGTAAACGGCACTTTACAGAGTACAATGCAAAGTATACGTTTTACTATGAAGATGCTAAAGGCAAGTACAAGAGTGTATACGGAGATCCTCTAAGTCGTATTGTATGTAAGAATACAAAAGACTTTCGCAAGGAAGTTGCTATTAACAAAGGCAAGAAACTATTTGAAAGTGATATCAATCCAATCTTTCAGTGTTTAAGTGAAAACTATCTTAACCAAGATGCACCTAAACTTAATATTGCGTTTTTTGATATTGAGACAGACTTTGACCCAGAGCGTGGCTTTGCTGATCCTAGTGATCCGTTTATGCCTATTACAAGTATTAGTGTATACTTGCAGTGGATGGAAACAATGATCTGTTTAGCAGTACCACCTAAAACACTTACAATGGAACAAGCTGAAAAAGAACTTGAAGGCATTGACAATGTAATGTTGTTTGAAAAAGAAGGTGACATGATTGACACGTTCTTAACACTAATTGAAGACGCTGATATTTTGTCAGGTTGGAACAGTGAAGGTTATGATATTCCGTATACTGTAAACAGAACTAGTCGTGTATTAAGCAAAGACGACACAAGACGTTTTTGTTTATGGGGGCAGTTGCCTAAGAAACGTGAGTTTGAAAAGTATGGGAAAATAGCGCAGACCTTTGACCTAGTAGGCAGAGTGCATTTAGATAGTTTGAATTTATATCGTAAATACACATATGAAGAAAGACATACATATAGACTTGATGCCATTGGCGAAATCGAAGTTGGTGAAAACAAAGTCCCTTATGAAGGCACTTTGGACCAGTTGTACAACAATGACTTTAGAAAGTTCATCGAATACAACATACAAGATACCGCACTACTGGACAAGTTGGACAAAAAACTAAGATTTATTGATCTTTCAAATACTGTTGCACACGAGAACACAGTCTTGTTACAGACCACTATGGGTGCTGTTGCTGTTACAGAACAAGCGATTGTTAACGAAGCACATCACAGAGGCTTACAAGTTCCTAACAGACCTAAACGTGACGACACAGAGAACACACAAGCCGCTGGCGCATACGTAGCATTTCCTAAAAAGGGTTTGCACAAATGGGTAGCGTCAATGGATTTGAATTCACTGTATCCGAGTGTTATTCGTGCATTGAATATGGGTCAAGAAACTATTGTAGGACAAATACGTCCTGAGATATCAGAACAACGTGTACACGAAGATACAACTCTTAAGAAAAAGTCTTTTGCAGGTAGTTGGGAAGGACGCTTTAGTACAGAAGAATACGAAGCAGTAGTAGAACAACGCAAAGATATTCCGCTAACTGTTGATTGGGAAGACGGTCGCAGTGATGTATTATCAGGTGCAGAATTGTATAGTCTTATATACGACAACCATATGCCGTGGATGCTTAGTTCGAATGGTACAATCTTTACAACAGAGTTTGAAGGTGTTATTCCTGGACTACTAAAGCGTTGGTATGCTGAACGTAAGGACATGCAGGCACAACTTATAAAAGCAAAAGAAGCAAACAACCCTATTGAAATTGAATACTGGGATAAGCGACAGTTGGTTAAGAAAATTAACTTGAACAGTTTGTATGGTGCTATTCTTAACCCCGGCTGTAGATTCTTTGATAAACGTATTGGACAGAGTACAACACTAACAGGACGTACTATTGTTAAGCATATGTCAGCAGAAGTAAACAATGTTATTACAGGTACATATGATCATGTAGGCGAAGCAATGATATATGGTGATACTGACTCTTGTTACTTTAGTGCTTGGCCAATACTTAAAGATGACGTTAACAGTGGTAAACTTGAATGGAACATTGATAAGTGTATTACACTTATGGATCAAGTTTGTGAACAAGCAAACACAACCTTTCCAGAGTTTATGTTAAAAGCATTTCATTGTCCAAAGTCACGTAGCGATGTTATTGCGGCAGGACGTGAAATTGTAGCACAGTCAGGCTTATACATTACTAAGAAACGTTATGCGGCACTAGTTGTAGACAACGAAGGCTTTAGAACAGACACAGATGGCAAGCCGGGCAAAGTAAAAGCAATGGGCTTAGACTTGCGTAGGTCAGATACACCTGTGTTCATGCAACAGTTTTTAAGTGAGATACTACTTATGGTACTTACTGATATTCCACAAGCAGATGTACTTGAACGTATTACACAATTCCGTCAGGAGTTTAGTGAACGTCCAGGTTGGGAAAAAGGTAGTCCGAAACGTGCAAACAAAGTAGGTCACTATCAAAGACTAGAGCAGAAGCAAGGTAAAGCAAACATGCCTGGGCATGTACGAGCAAGCATTAACTGGAATACGCTAAAGCGTATGAACGGAGACAAATACTCGCAAGAGATTGTTGACGGTATGAAAGTTATTGTTTGTAAACTAAAACAAAATCCGCTAGGCTATACAAGTGTTGCGTACCCAACAGACGAGTTACGTATACCAGAATGGTTTAAAGATTTACCATTTGACGACACTGCAATGGCGGAGACTATTATTGATAACAAACTAGACAACTTGATTGGTGTGCTAAACTATCCGTTAGAAGATACTAAGCGACACAACACGTTTAGTAGTTTGTTTGATTTTGGAGACTAAAATGAAAATTAAATTCGAAGCAGAAATAGATACTGAGAACGCTCAGGACCTAAATACTATTGAAGAATTAATTGCAATGCTAAGAAACTTAGCAGAAAACTATTACGAGGAGTAACATGAACTTAAGAGTAACAGAAGTAGAACATTATACAGACAGGTTATTTAGAATTAAAACTGAACGACCTCGTACATTTAGATTTACCGCAGGTGAATTTACAATGATTGGGATGGGCGATAACGATATTATGCGAGCGTATAGTATTACTAGTGGCCCATATGATGAATACTTAGAGTTCTACTCAATTAAAGTTCCAAACGGTCCGTTAACAAGTCGACTACAAAATATTAAAGTAGGCGACGAGATAGATGTAGGTACTAAGCCTACAGGAACGCTTACACTTGCTAATTTAGAACTCGGTGGTAACTTATATCTACTAGCCACAGGAACAGGCATAGCACCGTTTATATCGCTTCTAAGAGACCCTACAACGTACGATCACTTTGAACGTATACATGTAGTATGGAGTGTTAGAGAACAAGCAGAGCTAACAGCATATAACAGTTTCTTACAGGAGCAAGATATTGTGTATACTCCAATAGTTACACAAGACCCTGAATGGCCGTTTATGAATAAACGTATTACTAAAATGTTAAGTGCAGGTATGTTAATACCAGACTTAGATCCTAGTAATAATAAAGTAATGATTTGTGGAAGTAATGAGTTTAATAATGATGTTAAATTAATGTTAGAAGATTGGAAATGGGAAGAAGGTAGTCGTAAAACTGCTGGAACCTTTGTACAAGAAAAAGCATTTGTTTCATAGGAGGTACTAATGAAATATAGTTCTTGGGATATTGGCGGAGACATAGTTAAGAATAATTCAACTTATACTGTAAAGGATAATACAGAATTAAAAAATTTAGTTGTTAGTAGTACAATGTTATCAGCAAACAAAAGTACAACAGGACATCGACATAAAGGACAAGAAGAAGTTTATATTTTTATTAGTGGCAAAGGACAAATGGAGTTAGATCACAAAATATTTGATGTGCAGGAAGGCGATACTGTACTAATACAGGATAACGTATTTCATAAAGTACACAACACAACTGATTACGGTTTATACTTTGTGTGTATATTTGACGGTGGGAGGAATCACTAATGAAGGTAGGATTTACTTGTAGTACATTTGACTTATTACATGCAGGACATGTACAAATGTTACGTGAAGCAAAGGACCAGTGTGACTATTTACTAGTAGGATTGCAAGTTGATCCAAGTGTAGATAGAGAGGAAAAGAATCCTCCTGTACAAACAATTATAGAACGTTACACACAACTTAAAGCAGTTGGTTACGTAGACGAAATTATTCCGTATGGAACGGAGCAAGACCTAGAAGACATACTAAGCATGTACACAATAAATGTTCGTGTACTTGGCGAAGAATATAGGGATAAAGATTTTACTGGCAGAGATATCTGTCGTAAAAGAGACATAGACATATACTTTAACAAACGAGATCATAGATTTAGTTCGAGTGATCTTAGAAAGAGAGTTACACAACGTGAAACAACATAAATTTATATTCGACGTCGACGGAACACTAACCCCTAGCAGACAACAAATTGATGGAGACTTTGCTGTATTCTTTAGTACCTTCTGTGCTGAGAATGATGTATATCTTGTAACAGGTAGTGATAGGAAAAAAACAATAGAACAAGTAGGAGAGGAAATATACAGTCTTTGCAAACGTGTATATAACTGCTCCGGTAGTGATGTTTGGAAAGGTTCAAAAAACATAGACCAAAATGATTGGAAAATTCCACACTCTGCAAAAACATGGTTAGAAGAGAAACTAGAAGAAAGCGCATTTAAAATACGCACAGGCAATCATATAGAAGAACGAACAGGCATGGTTAACTTTAGTATTGTAGGTCGTAACGCAACACAAGAACAAAGAGAGCAATATGTAAAGTACGATAAGTTACACAACGAACGTACATATATTGCAGAACTATTCAATAGAGAGTTTGATTACTTAGAAGCAAGGCCGGGTGGAGACACTGGCATTGATATCGCACCTATTGGAGCAGACAAAAGTCAAATCTTAAAAGATTTTGACGAAAACAATTTCATTCATTTCTTTGGAGACAGAATGGATGCTGGAGGAAATGATGAACCTTTAGCAAGAGCTATCAAGCGTGGACAAACTTACCATGTTAAGTCCTGGAAAGACACGCAAGATAAATTAAAAAACCTAAATAAAGTATAGAAAACACTTGACAAACAATGTGTTATACAGTACAATATAATATAACTAAGGAGTAAATAGGCATGAAAGACATCTTACAAGACGTGGTAGCACATACACACGCATTAGGCTTTTTAACATTGGTAAAAGTTTCCAATGATGAAGGCACAACAATTGACGCAATGGCAGAAGACCGTAGTGTTATTTTAACAGCAGAAGCACATACAACAGTAGCAGAGTTTACAGGTACATTTGGTATGCCTAACTTAGACAAGTTAGCACTACACTTAAAGAATCCTGAATATCAGAAAGATGCTAAAATTGATGTAGTTAGTGCAGAGCGCAACGGTGAAGTTGTTCCAACACATATTCACTTTGAAAACACAACAGGTGACTTTGAAAATGATTATCGCTTTATGAATAAAGCAATCATTGAAGAAAAACTAAAGACTGTTAAGTTTAAAGGTGCAACATGGGACGTAACTGTACAACCAAGTGTTGCTAGTATTGCACGTATGAAACTTATGAGTGCGGCACATAGCGAAGAGCCAGTATTTAATGTAAAGGCTACAGAAGGTAACTTAGTATTCAGCTTTGGTGATGCAAGTACACACGCAGGTGAGTTTGTATTCCAACATGGTATTGAAGGTACACTACAACACACATGGAGTTGGCCTGTAGCACAAGTACAAGCAGTACTTAACTTAGACGGCGATGCTACAATGAGCATTTCAGATCAAGGTGCAATGAAGATTACAGTAGACAGTGGCATGGTAAAATATGACTACATACTACCAGCACAGAGCAAGTAGAATATGCGTAAGGACTTAACCGCAGAACAGAAAGATTATGCACGTTTTTTACCTGCACTAAGTGGCTTTTATGCTACTTACGTAGGTAAGCAACGGTATGACGAGTATGTTGATAAGTCACGTATACCTAGCAACTTTACACACGGTGTAGAAAGTCTAAACTATCTTAATAAGCAAGAAGGACAGTTCCAATACAAATGGACACTGTACTCAGCAGGACATGCTGAACTTGATGTTAACAAACACGCACCTAAAGAAGATATGGTGCGTAATAGAGATAGAGACAATACTTGGATATTAGGAGACTCAGGTGGTTTCCAAATTGGTAAAGGTGTTTGGGAAGGCGATTGGAAAGATCCTAATTGTCCTAAAGCACAAAAGAAAAGAGACGGTGTATTGCGTTGGATGGACGCTTACATGGACTATGGAATGATACTTGATATTCCAGCCTGGGTAGCACGTTCACCAGAAGGTGCAAAAGCAACAGGCATTAGTACATACGATGAGGCTGTAAAAGCAACACGTATTAACAACGACTACTGGATGAAACATAGAACAGGTGCTTGTAAGTTCCTTAATGTTTTACAAGGTGAGAATCATACAGACGCAGATGACTGGTACGAGCAGATGAAAGACTACTGTGACCCAGTTAAGTATCCTGACAATCATTTTAACGGATGGTCAATGGGTGGACAGAACATGTGCGATGTGCATTTGGTTCTTAAACGCATAGTTACATTGCATTACGATAACCTGTTACAAACAGGCATACATGATGTAATGCACTTCTTAGGCACATCTAAACTAGAATGGGCTACGCTACTAACAGACATACAACGAGCAGTAAGAAAGAACTATAATGAGAACTTTACTATTACCTTTGACTGTGCTAGTCCTTTCCTCGCAACCGCGAATGGACAAATCTACATTCAGAATGAAACTGAAGACAGAAGCAAGTGGACGTATCGTATGGTGCCGAGTGTTGACAATAAAAAATATGCTACAGACAACCGTGGATTTAGAGACACTGTTATATCAGATGGGGTATTTAAAAACTTTGAAGACTCGCCGCTTACAGACGGACTCAAAGTATCAGACGTTTGTACATATGCTCCAGGAGATTTAAACAAGATAGGTAAAGAAGGAAAGACATCATGGGATAGTTTTAGTTATGCTATTCAAATGGGTCATAACGTATGGAGTCATGTTAATGCTGTACAAGAAGCAAACAGACAATACGACAACGGAATTATTCCAAAAATGCTTGTGCAAGAAACATTTGATAGAGTATTCTTTAGAGATGTAATAAATGAAATATTTGCTATCGATAATAAAGAACAAGCACTTGCAAAAATTGACGAGTACTCAAAGTTTTGGATGACTATTCCAGGTACTAGAGGTGCAATTGGTAAAAAGACCATGAACGCTAGTACACACTTTAACGCACTGTTTGATGTAGAAGAATCAGTTGTTGAAGATGAAGAAATTTTAGATGAAACTAAGTTAGAGGATCTCGAGGATGAGCAACTATGAATTGGAAGAAGATAAACTGAAAAGCCACTTAATTGAGCTAGAAAGAAAGCATAAAGAGCTTGACACTGAGCTAGAAGTAAAGTATAATAATATGACAGTTACAGATGAAGTTCGTAAAATGAAAACTATGAAACTTTATTTAAAAGACGAAATACATAGAATTAATGCAAGATTAATACAGCTAGGTTTAGAATGAAAAGAGATTACGAAAGCGGTATAAGTAGTACTCCTACTATGTTTACAGGTGTAGAAGTTGAGAAGACTCCTGCATTTGGTATGCAAACATTGTTTGTAGATGGTATTCAAGACATTGAAACTATAATGGAATACTATAACAAGTTAGAATGTAAGCACATATTCTTTGGTGCAAATCATTCATATAGTCCAAGAACAGCAGACGACTTTGTAGCATGGGACAAATACATTTTAGAATTTGTAAAAGAAGGCTACTTGTGTAGTTTAGACATTCCAAGTACTATTAACTTAGAATGGTTCTTAGACGGCGGCTTAGTAGAGTATGATAACTTTATTCCGCAAATACGTGTTGTAGTGCCATATGTTAAGCAATGGAACTATAATACTATGGTTAAGATTGACGACAAAGACTTTAAAGCAAGTAACCCAGGTGTTTGGTGTCATAGTCTACATGACTTAATGGATAGAGAAAAATTTACCGATTGGTCTAAATATGGCCTTGACAAAGTTATTAAATGAAAGTATACTAATAATATGGAACAACGTGAATCATATCATAACTATATGGGACGTAGAATGAGAGAGGAAGATGCAAAAATGGCAACAGAAAACGCACTAAATAATGCACAGAGAAGTATATGGGTAACCTTTAATAAAGAAGGTGTACACATGTATCCAGGAGCAGATAGTGATCCAAAATTGGCAACAGGTGATTGGGACGATGTGTCGTTCCTTGGTATTCCTCATCGTCATATCTTTCATTTCCGGGTGCGCATTGAAGTGTTCCACAACGATAGAGACATCGAATTCATACAATTCAAAAGATGGCTTGAAAGACTTTATAATGGACAAGGTGCGTCCGACGGTGAAGTGCTTGTTCTAAATCATAGATCGTGCGAGATGATCGCTGACGAACTATACGAAATGATCTCTAACAAATACCCCGGCCGGTTTGTAGAGATTAGTGTTGCAGAAGACAACGAAAACGGCTGTTCAATTTACTACCCTAGATAATGACAAGAGAGAGAAACTTAAAATGTCTACTAAATTCAATCGTGAAGCGTATACGAAGGTATTCAACGACTTGGACAAACTACGCGACTACTGTCGCTTTGAAGGTAAAGTGTTCGATGAAAAAGCACTTTACAAAAAGGATCACCCTACTTGGATTGCTTATGGAAAATGGCAAAACTATATTCGTGCAAAGGCACGTAACGGTGGACGGAACTTTCAACCACGGAGAAACTAAATGACTATTTACATTGTAGACATCGAAGCAGTAGACACACGTTATACTAAGCAATGGAAAGAGTATCTTCCTAAGCAACTGCAACGAGCTACAAATGAAAATGTGAAAGTTATTAGTGGTGGCGAAACTCCTCAGGCAACTACACCTGGGGCTTTTCTAAACTTTGGTGGTACTAATGTTTATAAAAGTAAACAACTAGAACACATAGGTGAATTGTTTTGTGCCGGTGCTGTTAAAGACGGTGACTACTTTTTATACACTGATGCTTGGAACCCTACTGTTATACAACTACGTTATATGGCAGAACTACTAGGCGTTGACATTGCTGTCGGCGGCTTGTGGCATGCTGGATCATATGATCCACAAGACTTCTTAGGTAGACTTATAGGTGATAAACCTTGGGTTAGACATGCTGAAATGTCAATGATGGAATGTTATGATGATAACTTCTTTGCAACTGACTTTCATATTGACATGTTTACAGATGTATTTGATGAAAACTATGCATTAGACTGGAACAAAATACATCGTGTAGGTTGGCCTATGGAGTATCTAAAGAACAGTTTAAGCAGTTACAAAGGTATGGAAAAGCGAGATCTTATATTATTTCCACATAGAGTAGCACCAGAGAAGCAGGTTGATATCTTTAGAGATCTTGCAGAACGTTTGCCGCAATATGAATTTGTAGTATGTCAAGAACGTGACTTAACAAAGAACGAATATCACAACATGTTAGGCGAAGCAAAAATGGTGTTTAGTGCTAACTTGCAAGAGACACTAGGTATTAGTTGGTACGAAGGCGCACTAGTTGATGCTATTCCAATGATGCCTGATAGACTTAGTTATAGTGAAATGGCATTACCTGAATTTAAGTACGACAGTAAATGGACTGAAGACTATGATGCATACTTACATAACAAAGACAAAGTTGTTGCACAAATTGTAGAATACATGGAAAACTATGAAGACTTTCTTCCAAGTATAAACAAGCAAGTTACTAAATTAAACAAAGACTTCTTTAGTGGTACAGAACTTTACAAGGCGATTGCAAATGAATGATGACGGAACATTTACACTAACACTTGATTCAAATTATACTTCCGACGGTACAGTTACTATAGACACAAGTTCGTGGGATGATAGTTTTACTACTAGTCCTACATCAATATACTCGTCTCCTGCATCAATATACTCGTCTAATGGCGCTGGCAATGGTAATGTTGAGATCGAAGGTGAGTTAAC